AGCATCTATTCCAAATGATTCCATATATTTTTGAGGATGTTTATCGAAAGGAGTGTATCTCCATTCTCCGGTTAGCATCTTTCTAATATTCTTTTTCCAAGGTTTTTCATACCAAGCTACAGCATCAGGTTTACCAAACTTTAAGGCTTCCTTAATGATCTTATCATTAAGATGCTTATCATGCTTTATACCAGAATATCTTTCAGAGTGAGCTGCAAAAACAATCTCACCGTTTTTAATTACGCTTAGTCCAGCGTCATGGAAGTATGCAGATACTCCCCAAATAATTTTATTTTCCATTAGTGATATATAAATGGATCTTTAGATTTCATTTCTTTGATCTTCTTCTTCGTCTCAAAATAAATTCTAATTTTTGTAATAATTTTTTTAAAGAAGTTTACCATTTTCTATGAACTCTAAGAGTCCCTCCGCCCATAATTTATGTCCATCATAAGATGGATGCTCATCAACTCCAGCTTCGAGTTGGTAATTATTATCTCTACAAAAAGTTAAATGGTCTGTATCTTTTTTATATACTTTAGACCAATCTACCATTTCGTAGAGCAGTTGACTATCTCGAGTTCTAAGATCAAAAGTCTGTGGTAACCCGAAATACATAACATATTTAATACCGTTTAATTTAAAGTAATTCTGCAGATCTAGTATGTTATTACAAGTATCGAATGTATCATCTATTGTGTCATCATACTTTTTCTGCTTCATATAGAACTGGTACTCTTCATGCTTTACCCATGTCCTCCAAGGGGTATCAAGGTCTAACCACCTGTCTAAACCTAATGCAGGGTAATCTTTTCTTCCTGGACCTGACCATTGAATAACAGCAAAAGTATTTTTCTTTCTCTCAGTATCATATTCATAATACAATTTTGATGTAATAGCTATTCTTCTATTACCTCTTCCTCCTCTACCATATTGAGTAGATTCTAAGTTGTAATGATCAGCTACTAATCTACTAGCAAAAGTATCTACTTTAGCGTTAGCAGTTTTTCTATTAGTACTGAACGAACATCCATTTGTAAATACATGGTTCAACGTGAAGATCCTTGTGCTCTATATTTTTTAAAGCTTCTTCTTTTGTTTTTGTTCATCATTGCTACTGAAGGTTTACGTCCAATAGAAGTTTTCTTTGGATTTGAAATGTGTGTTGTTTGAGGTCTAAATCGCGTTGGCATAATATACTCCTAAAAAATTAATGGCACTTCTGTTGCCAGGTAGTACCCACCCCGCTAATCGCTACTAAGTCGACTAGGCTGAAGCTGCAAGAGCTTCCTGCACAAGTGAGACACGCTCGACTTTTACAGGTAAGATTGAAGCAAAAGTAGTGCTTTTTTTAGCATTTACTTTAATGTACGTATCTCTAAGAAAACTTTTCAACATACGTCGATCCTATTTCGCCCCCATAAGAAACACTCAACTATGCAAGTGTTTATGGTGGAGGCGCCGGGTACCGCCCCCGGGTCCGTCCTATCTATTGCGAGATCCATCATCAAGCAACGTACTAAATATTTATATGGGAAAAGCGAAAAAAGTTTTTAGAGTTTATGTAACTTATTTTCCAGATGGAAGATATTACATAGGTTTCTCTCAAAAACCAGAAAAACAATATGTTAATTATTATGGTTCCTCTAAAGAAGTTTTAGAATACGATAAAAGTTTACTTATAAAAGATACAATAGTAGTCTACACTGAAAAGAACAAAGCAAAGATGCAAGAGTTTCTTTTACAATGGTGGCATAGACATGATCCTAAGTGTATCAATGATATGTTGAATATAAGATTAAGATCTAAGTATCTTGATGGTTTTGTTCCGGTACATTGGAGTCCTCGTGACATTCGTCAGTTGGAATTAGATTTCCATAATTAGGCCATCCATAATCATCAGGTGATTCACCTATGTACCGCCATCTAACAACTCCAGTATCAGGATTTCTCTCGTAGATTTTAGGTTGATTCAACTAATAATCCTGGATTGTTTTCTAATTCTTTAATAGTTTCAAGCTTATCTCTAGCATCAGTCATCGAAGCAATAAGTTTATCCATCTCTTCAACATGCTGAGGATGTTCTCCAATAGCAACTGGATTGTTAAGATATACTTGAATTGTAGCTTCAGCTTCTTTATACTGAGCTTCATACTTAGCTTTAAGAGCTCCTACAAATCGTTCTTTATACATTATCTACCATCTCCTAACAAAGTAGTATAACCAGGTGTATCCTTAGTTATATTTCTAAATGCATCACTAGGTTCGTAAACCTGAATTTGCATTCCGTATCTATAAGTATCATCGACTTCATTAAATTTTTCAACTGCATGAAAGCACCAACGAGACTTAAAGAAAACAAATAATTGATTAGGCTTATATGACATTTGAGCTGCTTTAGTAAAACCATCAAAACCAAAATGTCTACCTCCGTAAGAGATATCTTTATCTTTAGCTTGCCATAAAGAAGTACCTAAATGCTCAAATCCTTCTTGTTTAGGAAATGAAAATATATTAGTAAAAACTCTATCTTCTCTATCTGTATGAGGTCCAATAAAATAATCTTTATCATGTCTCTGTACAAACCATTCTTGTACTACACTATCTGACCACTTATTATCTTTCATTAATGGTCCATATTGAGTAGCAAAATAAGTTTTAAAATGATTTGCAATTGTATTTACATACCAATTATCTTTGATTAGTACGTCATGAATAATCTGCCAAAACTGCACATCAGGCTCTGTTTTATCTGCTTTAACAATTTCGAAACAATCAACTTGTTTACGAATTTGATAATGAGAATTATTCTTCTCATGTTTTTTTAGCCAAGGTTTAGATAAATGTGATTGAGTTATTAAAGGGTTACACTCATGAAACCCTTCATAGATGCTTTTAGGCCAAATATTTTCTACCTGAAAATGTGGAAAAGGATATAACTCTACTTCCACATTCTCGATAGCAGCACGCATATGCTTTCTTATTTTTTTTACATGATCTTCTGTATTCACGCAACGCTCCTTTTTTGATCCTCGCGGGCATGCCACGAAGAACTACGTTTATACTCTCCCCAATCGCCTTCTAATCCGTTAACCGAATATTCTGTAACTCTCTTTTCAAAGAAGTTATCATGAGAAGCTCCATTAAGAATCCAATCTAGCCATTGAATCGGGTTATCTTTCACATTATACTTAGGTTTCATTCCTAGCTGTAGTAATCGTCTATCTGCAATATGTCTAATATACTTCTTGACTTCTTCTTCGGTTAAACCTTCAATTAAGTCAGCATTACCTTTATAAACTAATTTAATAAATTTATCTTCTAATGCTACAGCATCTTTAGCCATTTGATAGATCTTAGATTTCAATTCGTCGTTTACTACTTTAGGGTGTTCACTTACGAACTCTCTAAATAATTTTGCATTTCCCATTACATGAATAGACTCATCTCTAATAGACCATTCAACAATGGTTCCCATACCTTTCATTTTACCGAAACGTTGGAAATTAAGTAACATAACGAAAGACGCAAACAATGACATACCTTCGTTAAAAACTGACTGAGCAAAAGCTAATGCTAATCCCTGATGAGTACTTACATTATTATCTTGCATGAACTCAATCTTTTCAGCCATTTCAGAATATTCCATAAACTTATGAAAGTCTTCTTCTGGTAAACCTAGAGTATCATTCAATAAAGCATATGCTCTTTGATGAACTCCTTCTCTACTAGCAAAAGAGCCTAACATGTTTCGTGCTTCATTATTTTTAATCTTAGGAATAAGATAGTCAAAATAATTTTGTCCTACTTGAACGTCAGACTGAGTAAACAATCTAAGAATATGAGTAATAAACTCTTTTTCTTGATCACTTAATTTAGTCTTCCAATCTTGTACATCTTCTGATAGCTCAGCTTCGTCTTCTACCCAATGCACTTCTTCATGTTTTTTAGTAAGCTCTACTGCCCAAGGGTAAATGAAAGGGCGGTAAGCTTTTGACTCTTGTAAAAGCATTTATTCCTCTTGTTTCAATTTTTCGTCTAATACAATAGACTTTTCTAATTTATTGATTCGCTCATTCATTTCGAACATGATCTCAGCAATAGCTCTAAAAGTTTCTTTATCTGGAGAACCTCTTAGTACTACTCTATCTAACTGAGCTTTTAACTTGTCTGTATATGATGCCATAATAAACTCCTATCCCTGGCAGGCTACGCACTCATCGCCTTCTTCTGCTTGAGCATTATTTAATAATGCCATTAGTTGATCATAACCACCTACATATTCTCCATTTAAATATATTTGCGGTAATGTAGTTACTTTTCTTCCAGTAACCTCTGCAGCAGTTTTACCTGCTAACTCTAAATCGATATACTCATATTGTATACCTCTCATACCTAATTCGTCTTTTGCCATTTCACAATATTGACAACCTGGACGACCGTATAAGATATTCGTTTTATCATCTTGTAAAGCTACTCTTTCAACTTTATCTGCAACTGTTTCTGCTCTAGATTTCGATTCAGTTCTAAGATAATATAAACCTTTCAATTTACTTTCCCATGCTTGTAAATGAACTTCATTAACATATTGTCTATCAACACCTGAAGGAAAGAATAAATTTACTGATTGACCTTGACATATAAATCTTTGTCTATCAGCTGCTAATTCAACAACCCATCTTTGATCTAACTCTTGAGCAGTTTTAAAAATATCTTTTTCTTTCTTATTCAGTTTAGTTAGATGTTGGACTGATCCTTTATTTGTTATAATGGAACTCCAAGTTTTTTCTGTATTAATACCTTTTTCTTCTAGCACTTCTTCTAGATATCTATTCTTTACTAAGAATGATCCACCTCTAGTTCTATGTGTATAAGCATTAGCTTTCATCGGTTCAATACTAGGAGAAGTAGACAGAATGATACCAGAACTAGCGTTGGGAGCGATAGCAAGTAAGTGCGCATTTCTAAGACCAGTTCCCATACCATCAGGATACTCTCCTCTCTCTTCAGCTAATTTTTTAGATTGTTGAACTGCGTTTTCTTTTATTTTATGAAATATTACAGTATTGTGCACTTTAGCACTTTCATTTTCCCAAGGGATACCTTTTTTGTGTAAATAGGAATGGAAGCCCATAGCTCCAATACCAATAGATCTTTCTCTCTTAGCACTATACTTAGCTCTCATAATCTCGTTAGGAGCATTTTCAATAAAGTACTCTAAAACGTTATCTAACATAGTAGTGATATCTTGTACAATATTAGTATTTTTCCATTCATCAAAGAACTCTAAATTAAGAGAAGATAAACAACACACAGCAGTTCTATCTGCTGCAGTAGGTAAATGTATTTCGTTACATAAGTTAGATCCATTGATCTTTAAACCTATATTTTTTAAATTTGAGGGTAACGCAGCGTTAGCAGTATCAATAAAGTTAAGATATGGCTCGCCAGTCCTGAATCTAATTTCAATAATACGTTCCCATAGTTTTCTTGCATCAACAGTCTCCTTTACAGCACCATCTTTTGGATCAATAAGATTCCAAGGTTGATTTTCAAATACAGCATGCATAAAATTATCAGTAACATTTACAGCATTATGTAAGTTTAAAGCTTTTCTTTGAACATCTCCAGTTGGGATTCTCATATTAATGAATTCCATAATATCTGGATGGCTAATATCTAGATAAGCAGCATAACTACCTTTTCTAGTTTTACCTTGTCTATAAGCAATCATATCAGCATCTACAGTATGTAAAAAAGGAATAGGACCTGGAGCAATATCAGAAACAGTTCTTACATCAGACCAATGTCCTCCTACTCCTCCTCCAAAAATACTTAAGTATCTTAACTCAGATGAATGCTGAATTAAACCATCAATAGTATCAGGAACATAAGTAAGAAAACAAGAAATAGGCATACCTTTATTATTCTTCTCTCCATTAGGAGCATTAGATAAAACAGGAGAAGCAAATAGAAACCATTTCTTACTTACATAGTCATATAATCTTTGAGCTAATGCTTCATCTGTAGCACCTTTATAAGTAGACCAAGCCCAAGAAGCTCTTGCAAATGCTTCTTGTGGAGATTTCTCACTAGGTCTCATATAGAAATCTTTGAGAAGGTTTATTGAATATTCGGTTAGTAAACTATCTCTGGAGAGATCTATTTTAATTTTTTCATATTTCATTGGGTTTTCTTCCACGCATTCAGTTGTAATTTTCCGGTCAGTCCACTAAAGGTGTTACTGATGATGACATTATTGACGTCTATGCCGGCAAGTGTCATTTCGTTAATATCTTTTTCTTTAATATGATCTGGCCAGATCACTACCTTGAATTGTCGATCAAGGTATTTAGCTACCTTGTCAACAATCTGCCTATTACGCGGCTCGTTATCTAATATGATTGTTGCAAGCTTAGAATATTTATTATCAATATCATTCGCGCCGCACAAAGCTACACAATTTTTTATAAAAAAACTATCTATAGGACCCTCTACCACATTAAAAGGCTTAGTAACATCAACTTTATCCAAACCATATATTCTTTCATTATTATTAAAGTACATAGTAAGGTATCTCATTTCATTATTATCTAAAGCTCTACCTTGCATACCATATATCTTACCTTCTTTATCACGAATAGGTATTACTAATCGCGGTGATTCATCTCCTTTAACCACGATATTTCCCGTTGAAATACCAATCTCTCTAAACCGTTCACTGTAATAGAGATCCACCAGAAGGCTACTATCGATGCCACGAGACCGTACATACTGTACACACTTATGGCTGTCAGCCAAAGTATCCAACCTCTCACAATAACGTAGCACACTACTATAGTCCACGTTTTGGCGGATATCAATCCTAGTATTCCTACTCCCAGTACTAATTGACTTATTAGCATCATATTCTTTTACCTTTTCATAGTTTAAATCTCTTTGACACCCGTGACAAAGAAACATCTCTACTTCTGTTTTATACACAAAAGCAGTATCACTACAATAAGGACATTTAACTTCTTTTACATCGAGCATACTTATGTTATATTATACTCTCGATAAAATTTTCGTTAAGTTCTTTCTTTTTTTTGATGGACCGGTAGGTGCAGCTAATCCTGACGCATTAGCTTGGGCATTTGTTGTTGTAGGACTAAGAGGACCTCCTAATGCAGCTCCAGAAGTCATTTCTATCATAATAGCTTCTTCCATAGCGGCTAAGTAGCCTTCTTTAGTACCTATATCATAATCTAATTTAGGTATAATTCTATTTTCTTCTAATTTTTCCATTAATGCATTCGCTGTCTCTTTATTGTATTCATCTTGTACATGCTCTTTAAGTAAAGCTAAAGCAGCAATATAAGATGCTAATCTAGTTTTACCTAATGGTAATTTACCAAGTAATCTTTTCATGTTAAGTACTAGTCTATCTACTAATGTCATAGCACCTTTTTCTTCAGAAGTTTTAGCTTTCCTTAATGACTTACCTTCTGCATCAATTAAGCCTAATTCAAACGCCTTCATTTTATTATAAGGAGTTACTAACTTCTTAAGTATTCTAAAGATTATTAATGTGTCAACTACGTTAACGGCTGGCATTATCCATTTCCTTTAATAATTTTGCAGTATACAAACAATGTCCTGTATCTACATATTCTTTATTATCTAATAAACTAAGATAAGTTAGCACAGTTTTAAAGACTCTTTTTTCTTCTTCTGTAGCAAAGGTCATTAATATTTTCTTTGCTGCGTTTCTTTCAAAGTTATTAGTAAAACATATTACGTGATTTACAAGCAACCTTATATTTTTAGTCTTATCAGTATTTACTTTCTTAGCGAGCTTCTTTGCTAATTTAAACCTGTTTAAGTCTTCTATAAATTCTTCTTTACTATGACAAAACGGATTTGTATAATTTTTAGCAGCAAATAACTCTAAAGTATCAGCATTTAATTCCATTATCTACTTATTTACGCCTATATCCTTCTTAGTGTCTATCATTACCTTCGGCTTAACATTTATCTTTTGTTCTTCTTTACTTACTGTAATTTTTTTAGCTGAAGGTTCTATCTTCTTGTCTATTACTTTTCGACCAATCTTTACTTGAGACCCAGGTTGAGGCTGTACTGGAGGAGGAGCTGGTGGCTGCTCTTCAGGTGGCTGTTCTTGTTCCATATCCTGATCAGGCATTGGTTCTTTCTCAATAGTCTTATGAGTTTCACCGCCATTAGCATGTTTCTTTACTTCTGTTTCTTTTGTTTTAGTATTTCTATCATGCGCTTTCTTTTCAGCTTCTTCTATTTCGGTTTCTTCTCTGTAACCTCTTCTTCTTAAATCTCTATGCTTTTCTCTATCCATTTTAGCTTTCGCTTCTTTGGATCTTTCTAAACCATTTTTACCACGAGAAATCTCAACGCCAGAATTGATTCTTTCGCTAAGAAATTCAGTGAGTTCATTCATATTTTTGAATTGTGCTAGTATATTTGGATCAATTGACATTTTACTTCTCTCTTTCTAATTATTTATTAAGAAAAGAAGTCGACTAGTGTAGCCCTTTTAACAGAAGACCAACCAATTGGATCTAATATATGTTTGAAAGGTTCAGTAACAGTTTTAGAAAACATTTTTTCATAATCAATATACTTATTGATATCTACTTCATCCGGTAAAGAAGTCATAAAAGATATAACATGAGTACCTACGTTATTAGGTTCTCTAAGATATACAAATCTACCCTTCTCTCCATTATTAATCTTTTCCCATTTCTTGGTTAAGTTTTTCTGTTCTAGTAATCTATTAAAAGCAATAGCACCTCTTACATGAGGAGGAGTACCTTTCATAAACCCTTCTTTAATAGTATAATCAGTAATAGAGTTCATAGTTCTAGGAAAAGCAATATCCTGAGGAACCATTTTCATATATTCTTCTTTGACTTCAGCAATATATTTCTGTAGAGTCTCTTCATCAGTTTGCAGAGTAAGAGTAATCATATTAAGAAG